ATGTGCTCGAGCCCGAACTGCATGGCTACATCCCCGTGGTCGTGGATGGTAAGAGCAGCCTTCCCGCCTGTGTTGCGCCCGTGGTGGATGACCTGCGCAGGCTGGGTGCGACCCTGCCCGAGACGCCTAAGACCAAGGAGGAGGTGTGATGGAATACTGGACCGTCATGGTCATCACCGTGCTGAGTGGTTACTTGGAGGGCGCAACGCTGGCGCTCCCCTACGAGACAGAGGCGCAGTGCTTGGCGGCGCTAAACGCGGTCAGCGACACGCTACCCTACGATCACAGCCTCGATTGTCGAGTGGGCGACGTGCCGTCGTCCTCGATCCGCCCGCAACCCCGACCGGAAGGACTTGGAGAATGAAACACCTGCTCTTGATCGCAATCCTAACCCTCGCTGCCTGCGGGCCGCATGTCATCCCACCGAAAGGACAAGGCTATGTTGAAGTGGATCATTCTGATCGTGTTGTGGATCATGGTCTTCCACCTGATCGCGGAGGCGATGGCGGATATCACAACGGGGGGTCTTCTGATGATAATGGGGATGTGAGTGATGAGTGACGAATTGAAGCCATGCCCGTTTTGCGGCGGGGAAGCCTATCTGCGCGACGATGTGAGCCACAGCACCGCATACTTTATCGGATGCGCTACGATGGATTGCTTTGGAGAAATTCATTGGGGGCAAACCATGGCCGAAACTGTAAGGGGCTGGAACACCCGTGCCCCTGATCCCCGCATTGAGGGGGAGAAGCGATGACCGACCCAGACAACCGTATGCACTTCCGCTGTGGTGATTGCAGCACAAACTTCAGCACCGCCAATGACATCTTTCCGACGGACGCGAGGGCGTTGAGCAAGTTGGCCCGTGAGATCAAATGCCCAACCTGCGGAGCAGGGTCGAAGCGGCTGTATTTGCGGGCGAATGTGAGCAAGGAGAAGCTATGACTGACGATCTGGTGAAGCGGCTGCGGGAGCGGTATTTCCGCAAGGGATATGAGACGGAAACCGAGGCCAAGGAGCGCCGTCAGAAGGAGCGCGAGGAAGCCGCCGACCGCATCGAACAGTTGGAGCAGCGCCTTGAAGCGACAAAGGACAAGGCAGAAGCCGCGATCCTCGACCTGATGGCTGACCGTGACCGTGCCGAAGCCCGCGTCGAAGTCTTGGTGCGGGAAGCAATCCTCGACGCCAAGCTGCTGGCCGACACGCAAGCCCTGCTCGACAAGGCGGTGGTGGCGTTGCGGGATTGCGCTGACTTGCTGGACGGTCTGGTGGCGGAAAGCGGACGCAGCATTGAGTGGGGCGAGGAAGACCCGTTCCGCATGGGCGAATGGTTTGAGCCAGAAGACCTTGCCAAGATCGAGCGCGCCCGCGCCGCGCTGGCCGAGATCGAAGGCCATGAGCAACGGTAGCGAACTCAAATCTCCGGGGGCGCAGGCCCTGCGGGCGGCGGGTTACAAGCCCGCCCCTCGCGTCTGGTTGACTGACGAACAGATCGACCTGTTGATGTATATGGCGAAGCAGAACGAGTCCGAGGTAAACAGGATCAGGGCTGCAAGCCGCACCACCCTAACCAAAGAACAAGAGATCGAACTGGCATGGCAGAAGATGAAGGCTGGAAGGGCGAACACCTGATCCGCAAGAGCATCACGAAGCAGGAGAGCAAGGCCGAGGTCCGACGGCTGGTCAGCACCATCGCCCACAACAACCGCCGCGCCAAGGGTATCCAGCACCCAGCCGCCAAGGCACATGGACAGTTCATCCTGTCCGCACTGATCGACTCGGCGAAGAGGACGAGATGAAGAAGCGCACCGTCGAGCACCCACTCTACATGCACACCACCGGCGAGGTGGCCCGCACCACAAAGGTGAGCCTACCCTGCGAACCATGGGAGACAGCCGATGAACCAAGACCTGATCAGTCTATTAAACTTGCGCAGGAGATTGCGAACGAAACTACAGACCGACGGCGTGGACCCCGGCACTTGGGCCCTTATCGACGAGATCGAAAGACTGACTGACAAACTGCTTGCGGCTGCCAAGGCCACGGGCTAAACCCATCGTGAGGGGCGCGCATAGACAAGCTAGGTCACGGGAGCGGTTCTATGTTGGTTGACGCTGATCTTGTTCGCGCCACGGCCTGATTGATAGAAACCTAGCGCCCCTCACGATCCCCACCATGGAGGATCGACATGACCAAATCTGCACTAGACGAGTGGGACGACGAGCGCATCCTGATGCAATCAGAAGGCGTCAAGTTCGACGGAGACAAACTCCGTTACGATCTGCTGCCGCCGGAACTGCTCGAAGAGACAGCGCGAGTGTTGACTTACGGCGCTGTAAAGTATAGTGCTCGTAACTGGGAGAAGGGTATGGCGTGGCACCGTCCATTCGGTGCACTTATGCGTCACATGTGGGCATGGTGGGGCGGGCAGGACAATGATCCTGAGACAGGGTATTCACACCTTGCACATGCTGCATGTTGTATCGCTTTCCTCCTGACATACGAGCGCCGTAAGATCGGCAGTGACGACAGGCACAAGGTAGGGGAGTAGCAATGGACATAGTAACGATCGACTTCGAGACATACTACGACAAGGATTATTCCTTGTCGAAGATCACCACCGAGGCATACATCCGTGACCCACGGTTCGAGGTGATCGGTGTTGGCGTCAAGGTGAACGACGGACCCGTCGATACCTACAGCGGTTCGGATGCAGGCAAGTTCCTCAAGTCGTTGGACTACAGCGACAAGGCGATCCTCTGCCACAACACCATGTTCGACGGGGCCATCCTCTCGTGGAACTACGGCATCAAGCCCAAGCTGTGGCTGGACACTCTGTCTATGGCACGGCCCCTCCACCAAGCCACGGTGGGCGGTAGCCTCAAGGCGCTGGCCCAGCACTACGAGTTGGGTGCCAAGGGTGAGGAAGTCATCCATGCTCTGGGCAAACGGCGCAAGGACTTCTCTTCCGCAGAACTTGCAGCCTACATGAAGTACTGTGCCAACGACATCGAGTTGACCTACGAACTGTTCCGCAAACTGAAGAAGGGGTTCCCGGTCAGCGAGTTGCGTGTGATCGACACGACCATCCGGATGTACACCGAGCCGATGGTGGAACTGGACGAGGACCTACTGGGTAGCCATTTGAGCACGGTCCTCGAAGGGAAGCTGGCGCTGCTGCACAGTCTGGGCGGCAAGGGCAAGGACATCATCATGTCCAACGACAAGTTCGCCAAGCTGCTGCGCAGGCGTGGCGTCGAGCCGCCGACCAAGACCAGCGCCACCACTGGCAAGGAGACATTCGCCTTTGCCAAGACAGACCTCGACTTCATCGCATTGCAGGATCACCCTGACCCCGTGGTCCAAACGCTGGTAACCGCACGGCTTGGGCTCAAGTCCACACTGGAGGAGACGCGCACCAAGAGACTGATCGACGTGAGCCGCCGGGGTCGGCTGCCTATCATGTTGAACTACTACGGTGCACACACCGGCCGCTTCTCTGGTGGGGAGAAGCTGAACCTACAGAACCTCCCCCGTGGTGGGGCGCTGCGCAACGCACTGCGGGCACCGGAAGGACACAAGATCATCAGCTGCGACAGCAGCCAGATCGAAGCCCGCATGGTGGCCTACCTCGCAGGGCAGGCTGATCTTGTGCAGCAGTTCCGTGAAGGACGGGATGTGTACTCGGAGTTCGCCACCAAGTTCTACGGTCGCCCGGTCAGCAAGGCAGACAAGCTGGAGCGCCACGTAGGTAAGGCTGCGATCCTTGGGCTGGGCTACGGGATGAGCGCGGACAAGTTCGGGCTGACACTCAAGCGGGGCAAGCCGCCTGTCGACCTGCCGGAAGAGGACGTGGATCGTCTGGTCCACACCTATCGCACTGGCTACCACCACATCGTCAAGCTGTGGGGAGAGTGTGGCTATGCCCTGTCGGGCATGGTAGCGGGGCGCAAGGGGCGCATTGGCAACATCCTGACTTACGATCCTGAGGGGATCAACCTGCCCAACGGGATGAAGCTGCGCTACCACGGGCTGCAAGCAACCGACCGCCAGTTCACCTACATCCAAGACCGCCGCATGTTCGACCGAGCGATGAAGGCACGGCTGGCAGGTGACACGACGGACGTGGGCAGAGGGGTAGTCCCCGGCCAGAGCCGCATCTATGGGGCGATGGTTGTGGAGAACATAACCCAAGCACTGGCCCGCATCGTGGTGGCTGAGCAGATGCTCAAGATCAGGGACGCAGGTTACCACGTCGCCTTCCAAGTGCATGACGAGAACGTCTGCGTAGTGCCTGAGGACCGGGCCGAGCAGGCGGAGAAGGACATCGTGGCTATCATGTCCACACCACCGGACTGGGCGCCTGACCTGCCCGTCGCCTGCGAGGCAGGCACGGCCGACACCTATGGAGAGACGTGATGACTGTTAAGCTGGCCCACTCGTACACTGCCCTCAAGATGTACGAGAACTGCCCCAAGAGGTACTACCACCAGCGTGTCACCAAGGAGGTGCAGGACCAGCCGGGCACGGCCACGGTCTACGGTGAGCGGGTGCACAAGCAGCTGGAAGAATACCTCAAGGCTCCGGCCACTGGCCTGCCGGAGGAGACCGCTGCGCTCAAGCCACTGTGCGACACGGTGATCGAGAACGCCAAGGGCGGCGGGATGCTGCTCGTCGAGCAGGAGTACACCCTGACCAGTGACCTCAAGCCCACGTCGTGGTTCGCACCGGACGCATGGCTGCGCTTCAAGTTGGATGTGCTGGCTATCCGCCCCAACGGCAGGGCCATCGTGATCGACTGGAAGACAGGCAAGCGCCGCCCCGACTTCGATCAGCTGGAGATGTTCGCCCTTGCGGTGTTCAGCTTCTGGCCCGCGGCTGACCGTGTGTCATCCATGTTTGTGTGGACCAAGGAGAACGCCACCGACAAGGAGACGTACAAGCGGGAGCACCTCGACGACATGTGGACCCGGCTGCTGACCCGCATCCACCGAGTGGAGAAGTCAGTGGAGACAGACAACTGGCCCGCCAAGCCGAGCGGGCTGTGCAAGTTCTGCCCCTGCAAGGGCTTCTGCGAATTTGCTGCTTGACCATGGCGACCCCCGAGAGCAAAGTGAAGGCTGCCCTCGATAGAATGTTGAAGGCCGAGCGGGTGTGGTTTTACCCCCCGCAGGCCGGACCATTTGGTGGGGCTGGTATTCCAGACCGAGTTGCGGTCGTGGAAGGTTTGTTCGTGGGCATCGAGTGTAAAGCAGATGCCACTAAGAAGCCCACTGCCTTGCAGATCAAGTGCATGGCAGACATCGAGAAGGCCGGAGGCAAATGCTTCGTGGTCTATGACAAGACAACCATTGAGCAAGTAAGGGAGTGGATACATGCTCGTCGTACAGGAGGCGAAGGCAGTCGCCCTCAAGCTGAATGACCCCAGTAGGGTACTGGAGTGTATACCCAAGGCCCGCCAACTTCCGTCCGACCCTCGCATCGTGGTCATGCCGCACCGGGTGCAGGAGATGCAGCGCCTCAAGGAACTGGGGTTCAACCCGCCATCACCGATTGGATACCAGTACGACTGGCCCGGCCGGTTCACCCCCTACTCTCACCAGAAGTCCACGGCTGAGTTCCTGACCCTGCACAAGCGCTGCCTTGTGCTGAACTCGATTGGTACTGGCAAGACGGTGAGTTCCCTGTGGGCAGCCGACTTCCTGATGAACAAGGGCGTGATCAAGAAGGTGCTGATCCTGTCTCCCCTCTCCACACTGGAGCGGGTGTGGGCCGACGCTATCTTCAAGGAGTTCTACCACCGCAAGTCGGTGACCCTCTACGGTGACGCCAAGCGCAGGCTCAAGCTGCTGGATACCGACGCAGACTTCTACATCATCAACCACGACGGCTTCCCGATCATCGCCAAGGAGGCGCTGGACAAGTTCGACCTCGTCATCATCGACGAGGCGGCGGTGTACAGGAACCCATCGACCCGCAGGTTCAAGCAGTTCTATCGCTGGCTGCAGGTGCAGCCCAACATGCGACTGTGGCTGATGACAGGCACACCCACCCCCAACGAACCGACCGACGCATGGGCACTGGCCAAGCTGGTCGATAGCCCGCACATGTCCAAGAGTTTCACCGGGTTCCGTGAGCAGGTCATGATGAAGATCGGTCAGTGGAAGTTCGTGCCCCGGCCGGAGAGTGTGGACGTTGTGAAGCACGTGCTCCAACCATCCATCAGGTTCACCCGTGAGGACTGTCTCGACCTGCCGGACACCATCACGCAGACGCGCAAGGTGGACTTGACCCCGGATCAGGCCAAGCACTTCAAGCAGATGCTGCGGCAGCTGGTCACTGAGGTTGAGGGCGGCACCATCACGGCAGTGAACGAGGCGGTCAAGGCGCAGAAGCTGATCCAGATCGCGCTGGGCGTGGCCTACGGGGAGAACGGAGAGCCGCTCGAACTGGACTGCAAGCCGCGCATCAACGCAGTGCGCGAGGTGATCGAGGAGGCAGGCGAGAAGGTCATCCTGTTCGTCCCCCTGACAGGCACCCTGCGGATGCTGGAGCGCGAACTGTCCAAGGACTGGAGCGTGGCTGTGGTTAACGGCGAGGTGTCGTCGGCCAAGCGGAACAGCATCTTCTACAACTTCCAGAACTCGCGCGACCCGCGCGTTCTTATCGCACACCCGGCAACAATGGCGCATGGATTGACCTTGACAGCGGCGTCAACTGTTGTATGGTATGGACCTATCACCAGTAACGAACAGTATGTTCAAGCCAACGGACGTGTAGAACGTATCGGCAAGAAGCATGTGTCGAACGTAGTGCACATAGAAGCAACTGAGGTCGAGCACCGTATATACCAGCGTCTGCAGAATAAGCAGAAGCTGCAGGGCGTGCTCCTCGACCTGATCGCCCAGATGGGAAAGGAATGACATGACCATTGTTATCGACAAGGGCATCCCGCTGCCCGAGAAGCACGTGCGGTGGAAGTATCCGTTCGACAAGATGGACGCTGGTGACAGCTTCTTCGTGGCCAACAAGGACACGGCTCAGATGTCGGCGCTGTGCAAGCGGGCGGGTGCCCGGCTTGGCGCCCGGTTCGTCACCGCCAAGGTGGAGAGCGAGGGCAGCTGGGGTGTGCGGGTCTGGAGGATGGAATGACCTTCACAGTCGAGCAGGTGGTGGGGACCTACGTCAAACTGCGCCGCAAGAAGGAGGCTCTGGAAGCCAGCGTCAAGGCGGATGTCGACGAGATCAAGGCGAAGATGGCGAAGCTGGAAGCATGGCTCATGCAGAAGGCGGATCAGGACGGAGTGACCTCCTTCAAGACCACGGCCGGGACGGCCTTCGTCACCACCACGGACTTCGCCAACGTCGCAGACTGGGACGCGGTGCTCTCCTACATCAAGACGCATGATGCGTACGACATGCTGGAGAAGCGGGTGAGCAAGACGGCCGTGCGCGCACAGCTGGACGAGACCGGGAGCGTACCGCCCGGTATCACCTACGGAACCAAGATCGGAATCAACATCCGTAAACCTACGGGAGGGGACGAATGAACTGGCTGCGCAAAGCGATCATTCGCTGGCTGCACAATAGCAACAGCAGGGCACCCGGTGGCCTGCTGAAGGGGGGCGAGGGCGGCGGCGACCTGCTCAGCATGTTGGCGTCCACCGAGCAGGCGCACAACATCAACATCGTCCCGATCGGCAACGGGTTCCTCCTGTGCCGCCGGGTCTACAACAGCCAAGGTCCGGACAAGATCACCGCGACCTACGCCAAGGGCGCAGAAGAACTCGGCCCCATGCTGATCGCCGAACTGGCGACGGCGCGCATCACCAAGTAACGCTCACCGAGAGGATACCATGAGCAACATCGTACCGACCAACATCCAAATCCCCGCCCACCTCGCGAAGGTGGTGGGTCAACCCTCGGCCCTGTCGTCCGCTCTGGCGGGTGGCCTCACTGGTGGCGCTGACTACCCGCGCATCTCCATCAAGGGCAGCCGGTTCCGTATCGTCGAGAGCGGCACCGAGACGGTGCTCGAAGACACCAAGCTGCCCGTCGTGATCGTGGGTGCCAACCCCCGTCTGTCGAAGACGTACTACGCAAAGCAGTGGACCCCGGACAGTGAGCCGTCCTCGCCGGACTGCTACTCGCTGGATGGCCTGCGCCCGCACCCGGAGAGCAGCGACCCGCAGAACGACACCTGTGCAGGGTGCCCGATGAATGCGTGGGGCTCCAAGATCACGCCGATGGGCCAGCAGGTCAAAGCCTGCGCCGACCAGAAGCGACTGGCCGTCGTGGCTGCCAACGATCCGACGGGTCCGATCTACCTGCTGCAGATCACCCCGGCTGCGCTGAAGGGCATGGCATCCTACCAGAAGGAACTGTCGCTGCGCGGCATCCCGGTCGAGGCAGTGAAGACCGTGGTCACCTTCGACACCGACGCCAGCTTCCCCAAGCTGATCTTCAAGTTCGGCGGGTTCCTTGACGAGGATGCCTACGCTGCGGTTGAACAACTGTTCGGCTCGGACAAGGTGATGGAGATCACTGGCGAAAAGGAACTGGCTCCTCCGGCACCCGCACCGGAAGCCAAGCCGAAGGCCGCAGGTAAGCCCCCGGTTAAGCCGCAGCCCGAGCCAGAAGAAAAAGCCCCCGCTCCCACACGTGGGTTTGGTGCGAAGGCCGCACCGGCAGCTGCCGAGGAGGAAGAGGAAGCCCCCGCTCCCAAGCCCAAGGCAGCTGCCAAGCCGGCCCCCAAGGCAGCACCGAAGGTCGAGGCCAAGGGCGCTGCTTCGCTGGCCGACGAGATCGCTTCGCTGATGGAGGATATGGACCTCGATGACTGACGTTCGCGTGATTAGCTTCGAGAAGATCGACTCTCTCAGGAAGCACATGCTGCTCACGCGCACCCAGATGGCACAGTTACTCGGGGTATCCCGAGTAACTTACTACAACTGGAAGGCACTGGGTTCAGTCACACCACGAAATGTAGTGTACGTGCGCAAGGTCCTGAAAGAAGTCCTTCGCATAATGGTGGATCACGAATGGCCGTCGCCAAACGTGGTCGCCATGGAGAGTGATGACCGCTACGCGGAGCTACTAAAACTGATCCGCGTGGTGTAAGAATGGGGGCTCGAGCCCCCATTCCATAGAGCAGGGTAGGGATATGGACACAGTCGAGTTTCTGGGCAGAGTTCTGCCCGACGAGGGATATTTAGTAGCAACCGTTATCAACCCGGATCGCCGTGCACAGAAGTCATACGAGACCGTAGATGCGCTGGCCAACGCAGTGATTCGGATCGACATCGCAGGTGGCAACGTCTACTACGCATTGTCGTCGTTCGTGGAAGCTGGGAACCGGAAGCAGGCCAACGTCCACAAGACCAAGTCACTCTTCATCGACATCGACTGCGGTGAAGACAAGCCCTTCGCCGACCAGCGGGAGGGTGCCAAGGCGCTCAAGGCGTTCCTCAAGGCAAGCGGTATGCCTGCCCCCATGGTTGTGAACTCTGGCCGTGGTCTGCACGTGTACTGGCCAATGACTGAGGCGCTGTCTCCAATGGACTGGCAGCCTCTGGCGGACGGGCTGAAGGAGTGCGCCAAGCACCATGAGTTCGAGATCGACCCTGCTGTCACAGCCGACAGCGCCCGAGTGCTGCGCCCGGTGGGCACTCACAACCCTAAGAACGGGGTCGAGGTCGCACTCATCAAGGACTGCCCGGACTACGATCCGGCCACGCTGCGCTCCATCCTGTCGTCCTACATCAAGCGGATGCCTGCACCCCGTGGCTTCGCCAAGGCAGCACCGTCGAGCCTGACGGCTGCACTTTCCAGTGGGCAGGAGTATGAACCCGCCCGTGCGGACAAGGTGTTGGCAGGCTGCGGGCAGGTGCGTTGGGCGGCGACCAACCAGCATGAGGTGGACGAGCCCTTCTGGTATGCGCTGATGGGTGTCGCTGCGTTCTGCGACGATGCCGAGGCGGTAGCGGTAGGTTGGTCAGACCAGCACCCGGACTTCGACTACAGCAAGACCGTCCTCAAGATCGAGCAGTGGAAGCGGCAGGCCACTGGCCCCACCACCTGTAAGAAGTTCAAGGACCTGCGCAATAGTGGGTGCAGCAAGTGCCCGTTCTCTGGTAAGATAACCAGCCCCGCCCAGATCGGCCGACAGTTGGCCGAGGCCGAGGGCCCCGCAGAAGATGTGCTGGACACGGTCGCTCATGAAGTGCCGCTGCCCAAAGGGTTCAAGCGCACCAAGGCTGGCGGACTTGCCCAGACCATCGACGACACCGACATCGAGGTGGTGCCGTTTGACATGTACCCCATCAGCTACGGGCGGGATGAAGCCCTCGGCTACGAGGTGGTCAGGTACCACTGGAAGCGCCCACACAAGGGCTGGCAGGAACTGAAGTTCCGGCAAGCCTACCTCGCCGACGGGAACCGGGAGTTCCCCACCGCCATCGCTGACCAAGGGATCGTGCTCCCGCACAAGGGTCTAACCGAGAGGTTCCAGCTAATGCTTCGCTCCTACATGGATGAACTCCGCAGGCTCAGAACAACTACCAACCTGTACACCACGCTGGGGTGGAAGGAAGACAACACCGTCTTCGTGCTCGGCGAGAAGCAGGTGCGCAAGGATGAACAAGGGCAGGTCGTTATCGAGGATGTTGTGCTGTCGTCCGCGGTGCAGCGTGTCAGCAACGGGATGTACGGGACCAAGGGTGACCACGAGAAGTGGCTCAAGATCACCAAGCTGATGGATGTGGCCGGGCTGAACGCACACATATTCGCCATGGGCGTGTCGATGTCGGCCCCCCTCTACCAGTTCACCGGCCTCAAGGGTGGTGTGCTGTCACTCTACGGACCGACGGGTAGCGGCAAGTCACTGGCCCAGCTGGCGATGCAGTCTGTGTGGGGCAACCCTGTCGAACTCCACTACCAGTCCAAGTACACCCAGAACGCGCTGTTCATGCGCCTCTCGTTCTACAGCAACCTACCCATGACGATCGACGAGACGACCATGATGCCCGACAAGGAGGTCGGCGACTTCATCTACGGCGTCACGCAGGGCCGGGACAAGAGCCGGCTCAATGCCAGAGTGGAGGAGCGTGACCCACGCACGTGGGCGGCGCCAGTGACCCTCTCGACCAACCGCCCCATGGGCGGCAAACTCTTGGCAGCCACGTTCGAGACAGACGCGCAGATGGCCCGGATGCTGGAACTCTCGCTGGATAGTTCGGACCTGTTCACCAAGAGCACCGATGTGGGGCGCAAGTTCTACAATACGATCACCCGCAACTACGGTCATGTCGGAGTGTGGGTACTGGAGTGGCTGGTGGGTATAGGTGAGGTCGCTGCCACCAAGGTGATCGCCGACCACATGGTCGCCTTCGAGAAGAAGTACAAGGTTCGGTTCAGTGGCGAGGAGCGGTACTGGGAAGTCATGATCGTACTGGCTGACCTGATGAACAAGATCGCCGTCGAGAATGGCTGGGTCGATTACGACTACACTAAGGCCACGGAGTTCGCCTTGGTTCAAGCAGGGATGGTGCGGCGCAGCATCAGCGCAGCGAAGCTGGACGAGTTCGACCTGCTGTCCGAGTACCTGAACGAGATGCGCTCTGCCACCGTGGCGGTCACGCATGTGGACAACAACCCCAATGCCATCTACGACGAGACGCGCCTGCCGCGCGGCGAGGTGCGAGTGCGGTTCGATCTGTACCGCAAGAGTGCCGCAGCCAAGAACGACCGTGGTATCCTGCTGCTCGACAAGACCCACTTCCGCAAGTGGATGGCCAGCCGTGGTGGCGACTGGAAGAAGTTCACCGACACCCTTGAAGCGGAGAGCATCGACGCCACGCCCACCTCGAAGAAGGCCATGCTCGGCCGGAACCTGCCGGAACTGCGACTGCCACAGACCTACGTGGTCGGGATCAACCTCGCGCACGACCGGCTCAAGGACCTGCTGGACAACGACGGCAGCGCACCCGACAGCCTGACCCTCGGGCAGCTGCGCGTGATACGCTAGTTCTGCGACATCAGGTTGATCATACGCTGCAGGTCTTGTCGGGCAGTCTCCGGCGCGGACCTCAGCGTTCGATCCATAGCCGGACGGTCTGCCTCTTTCAGTGCCCGGCGCGAGTTCTTCACGAAGTTGTTGATCTCCAGCCCGGTGCCTCGGGCCCCGCGGTTCCATTCCTCGACTTCCTGCTCGATCTCCCTAGCCCGAGCCGTGTCGCCTTCCTGCATGGCACGAATCCACCCAGTCCTATAGGCGGTGACCTGCTCCCGCCGGTAGTCTGTAATGAGTTTGGCCATCCCGATCATCTCGTACCGTTGCGATGCTACCTTCGGGTAGAAGCCCAGTATTCGGGCTATGATGATGCCGAGGCTCATGTCGGGCGACACCGTGTAACCGCGGCGATCGACTATCGCGCCGTTCTGCAGATACGTGTAGGCATCAGCGGCAGCCCGTACCATTGTGACGGGGGCCTCTCGTGCCACATCCACCGCGTCTACGGTGGCCGTGAACGGGGCGCGGATTGCGTCTTTGGCGAATGTCACAGTGGACCCAATCATGCCAGCCGCTGGGCCGAAGATTTCCATAGCAGACCGCCACGGGTCTGTTCCAGCAATACCAAGGTTGGTCCCCGGGAGCATATTCCCAAGCGACGTCTTGGCAGCGATGTCGCCGGGTACGAACTGGTTCACGAACCCGCCCAAGATTTGCGGCGACATACCGGGGAACACCTCGTCGATCATCATGGCGGCTTCATAGCGCGCGCCTTGCCACCCGGGTATCTTGAGCAGCTGCGCGATCGTATCGGCAACGTCTTCGAGGTCCTCGGCGAAGGGCAGACCGGTCAGACCTGTAAGTAGGAACAGCGATCCAAGCATGTACGCCTGACCTTTGCGGTCCATGTTGGCGAGGAGTTGCACGGAGGTGGTGATGAACACCTTGTACATATAGGCAAACGACTGGATGCCCGAGCGCCATGCTGGCGGGCGGGTCATGACTGCGTAGTCACCGAGCGTGTAGTCCAACGCTTGGAACGCGAACGCTACAGCCTGATCATGGGCCTCGGCATCGGTCCTGCCGGTAGCGCGTTGTCTTGCGTATTCCAGTCTGTATGCCGCGAGACCGGCTGTCTGGCGGGATGCCCGCTCCGTGACGTTGAAGGTCCACATCCATGCGTCGACGAACTTCTGCGTGGCGCCGCGCGTGACGCGCCCGCGTGCTGTCCCGACCATCGAGTTGGTCTGCGCCGGTGTCAACTTACCGTCTAGGATGCCCTCTTTCAGGAAGCGCGCGTCGTTCGCCGATAGCCCATACTGTTTCTGCAGGGCTTTACTCACTTCGACGTCGGCAAAGAACTCCGCAGTGTCAAACTTCGAGTTGGTTATGCTCGGCCCGCCGACATTTGCAGCAGCACGTAGCATTTCCCGGTTGACGTTGCCGAGGCCGAAGCCGCCACCGAACGCGGTCTTGCTGTTGTACGTCGCTAGGTAAGGTACGACGTTAGTTTGCAGCGCCAGAAAGTTCATGGCCCCGGTGGCCACAGAGCCACCTAGTTGGACAATGGCTGTGATGGCGCGGACCGAGGATACCCAAGGCTTGGCACCGAAATCAGACTCGTCGATGTTCTTGTTCCCCTCCAAGAAGGTGAGGGTCTTGGCAGCCTCGCCGTAGAGTTGATTGGCCTTGTTGGCCGGACCGCCCCGGGTCTCTTTTACCATGTAGGCGTAGGCTTCGTACTCACGCCGCGCATCGTCCTTGGCCGCGCGGGATACGGTGGAGTCGGCAGCCATGCTGTCGGCGCGGGCCTTCAGGGTTTCCAGCCAGTCACGCCCCGTCTGCGGGTCCTTGAGTTCAGCGTTCCACAACTCCCTCGTGGACTTCATACTACGGTCCATGAGTTCAGACAGCCCGACCCGGGTAGCCACTTTGGCGATGGTAGACGCACGACTTTCGATGTGACGCGACACTGCCATGATCGCGTCGGGGTCAGCGCCGGGTGTGAAGGCGCGCATAAGACGGTTACGCGCCGAACTGTTCTGCTGCGTCAGAGCCACGATGAGTTGCTCCAACTTCTGCGGTGTCAGGTTGATGTCGAACTGCCGGATACCGCGTAGGAACTCGTTGAGGTTGAGCTCGGGCGGAGCGGCTACGGTCTCCAGTGCGGTCTCGGGTACAGCCCGCAAAGTGGCGTTGCCCAGAACGTATTCTTGCTTGGCCTCGCTGTAGTACATGACCTCGAATGGCTGTTTCCCGAACGCCGAGTTGGCTTTGTCGGACATCTCGACCGCTTCCGACAGCGAGTCGAACTGGGAGTACACCAGTTGCTCCCTGTATGCGTCTTTGACCTGCACCGGTTTGCCATCGACTATAACCTCGACACGCATCTGGAAACGACCCTCACGCAGGATGGGCACATAACCTGTGAACAGCGTGCGCTTGGTGTAACTGTCTGCGTCTTGGTTGGCGATCTCCGCAGTAACAATCTGCTTGACCTTGTCCTGCACAGCGAACTTGTCGTTGCTCAAGTCAAGCCGTTTCCGGAACGCTTTGAGTTTGGCGATGAGGTCGTCGGCAAGTTGGGCTTCCATAGCCGCAGGGATTGACCTGCGGACCTTTGCGGTCCCGCCGTCTTTTGCCTCCAGCAGGAAGTTGCGCTCGGTGGTGAGGAGCGTTCGCAGTGCGTCGAAGCGGTCTTCAGTCTCCCCGATAAGTGCAAAGTTAGCAGCACGCAGGATGTCGTTCGCGTAAGTTTGGTAGTCGGAGTCCAACTCCGCGCCACCATTTTTGCCGATGGTAACGTTGGCGGTGTACATGGAAGAGTATGTTTCGGCCAGCTTGACCAGTGCCGCCCGCTCGTCGGCATTAAGTTCTCGGTCCGGTACGGACTGCGCCAGCTTGCGGAACATGAGGTCCCGATTGTCAATCAGACTTTGGTAGTGCGCCTTGAGGAGTTCGAGTTCGACACCATCCATAGCGGCGCGAATGGATTTGTAGCTACGCCACTCGATGCTTGTCTCGGTTAGTCCTTTGATGCCCGGGAACCGCTCCGTCTTCCTTACAGTCTTGCCACCCTCCTCGAACTCGACATTGTAGTCGAAGCCATCGCGCATATCCGCAAGCGAACGAGTACCGTTACTCTGGAGCCGCGCGATCTCTTCCGTGTCGGGGACGAGACGGTTACCGTCAATACGGAACAGCGGCACACGACCAAGGTCGCCGCCTACTTTGGCATAGTCCGCAGCCCCACGCCGCAGGCCAGCGATGAGCATACTACTGACGGTACTGCGCTGGGCATTGGAGATACCGCCGAGGGTACCGTACACGGCGCGGCTAAGTGCGACGCGCATGAGTTCGTCGTACTTCCGTTTTGTCGACATCGAGATGTCGCGCGCAAGTTTCAACTTCTCCTCCACGGCCATGGAGCCGGGGTTAATGCGCGAACGGAAGTAAGACAGACTGAGGAACTGCGCCTTGAAGCGGTCGAAGCCGTCGATTGTGTTGATGCCGCGCGCCTTTAGGAAGTCCCAAGCCTCTGTAAACGATGTCGGGTTCGCGCCCAACGTGTCACGCAAGAGGGCCACTTCGATGTTGACGTCCCGCAGAGATTTACCCGTGGAGAACCGGCCGGTGTCGCCAGAGGTTTCCACATTATGGAGACGTCGGCCCACGGCCTCGGCATCGAAGGTCACACCCTTACCATCACGCGCGTACCGGCGGGCTTGGTCTAGGAGGTAGCGCACCATCTCGTCGCCAGTGGTGATGCCCAGCTTGTTGAGCGCACCCTTGATGGCGTTCCAGATGCGGGCGACGATGCTCGTCTCCAGCGCAGCGGCGTAGTCCGACAAGTATTCTTCCACGGCCTCGGCCCGGGACATGCCCGGCCGGACCGCCATAGCGGCGTCGGCTGCACGCTGGACGCGACTGTCACCTGTGTACAACGCCTCCATCAGAGCGTCGAACTTCGGACCCGGCATGATGCCACGCAGGCCGTAGTGGCCCAGCGTCTCGTGGGCAAGGACGAAGCGAAGCTGTTGTTCCGTCCCGATCCGGTCGGAGAAGATGATGACTTGCCCATCACCAAAGGAGTATCCCATGGCGGCTGCAGTATCGAAGTCACCCTGCGGGCGGGCTGCCACTGCCCGGGCGTAAAGCTGCGGGTTCTTAGCCTTGAGGTCAGCTTGGTTGCGAACGACGGTGATCTTGGGTGCCCGCGCCAGCTTTGCTGCGAAGTTGCGCACCAGAAGCTGCACGCGACCGGGTGCAACCGGGGTGACCGGCCTGCCGTCAAGGTCCACAGCACCGTCGAGGGTGTTCCATGTGGCCAGAGAGAAGCCGCCGGGGGCACCGACGATCTGCCGCACCCCATCCACTCGCGCGAAGTTAGGATCACCGTTGGCCTTGGCGAAGGTCAGCAGGCCACGATCTCCGAAGCGAGCACCCGGGTCTTCCTTGCGCACCGCAGCAACCAGACGACGGAACTGATCTTGCCACGTGCGGGTGACATCGCCGGGGGCAGCGTTGAAGTCTTCGATCATAAGCGTCAGCTGCGCAGTGGCAGTGTTGACGTCGGTCTTGGCGTTCAGGTCACCGGCCGCAACCTCGGGGCCCAGTTCAGCGAGGTAGTCCTTCACCCGGGCCCGGAGTTCAGGTGTCATGGATGGGTCGATCAGGGCGTCCTGCAACCCACTGATCGCAGCGCGGCGGTCGAGCTTATCCGTGGAGGACTCAAGCACCGTGATGAAGTCGTTGATGTCGGCCTCAAGTTCTTCGACCACGCTCAGTTTGGTCGGCTCAGCCGCCGCTTCCTGCTCAGTATCTACGACGGCATCGGAGAGTTGACCCTGCGAGGCGAGTTCCGCCACGCGCGCGGCCGCATCGTCGGCCTTGATCCCTTCTCCGATAACGTCGCCAGTCTTGAGGAAAGTCCACGAACCGGCGAACTTGTCGCCGGTGTGCTTGATGCGAATGACGCGCCCATCTGACAGCGTGACCACCCTGTGCGGCTCCGCACCGCGAGGCGACCGCTTGGTCGACTCGACAGTGACTGCCTCCGCCCGGGGGCGGGGCTTGCCCTTCTGGACCACGACTTCCTTCGGTGCCTGCGCCTTGGGCTCAGCAGCTTTGCGCTGGACCTTGGCTTTGCCAGTGGGCTTGGGCGGCGTCGGCTCCGGCGGTGTGATCTCGGGTTCGGGCGCAGCCTGCAGGATCGTGGGTACATCCACGAGAGGGGCTGCCTTGCCCACCGGGCGGCGGTTGCGCAGCTTCTGGTACAACGCCTGATCAGCGGTGCCCCGCTGGACGGCAGCGACCCACTCGCGCTGCGCCTTGGGCGCAAGGTCACGGAGCGTGACACCACTCTGCTTGGCGCCATCCTGCGGGCGGAACTGCTCCCACACCGTGTCGGCGTCGACGTAGGCTTTCTGCTCAGCCGTCAGCTGGTCATAGGCTGCCTGCTGCTCCGCGCTGTACATCGTGGCGCGCTGGGCTTCCCGCTGTGCGTAGGCTTCTTCGACCTGTGTGGCACGCTGCCGTGCCACCTCTTGTGCGGCCCGGGTCGCAGCCTCCTGCGCAGTGGTTTCTGCCATCCGCTCTGCTTCGGCCTGCTGCCTTGCAGCCATAGCCGCGCGCAACCGGTCGGCCATAGCCCCCTGCGGGGGAGCGGGCAGGATGCCGGGACGCGGCGCAGCACCAACACGAAGTTGTGCGCCCGGAGTAACGGGAGCAGCGGCAGGAGCCGCGGCGGGGGCAGCGCCGGTGGGAGCGACACCTTCCGGGCCAGCAGTGAAGTCCGCCGCCCCAGCCCCGGGCGGGGGCAGTTGCGGTGCAGCAGCCGGAGCGCCAAGGGTGCGCAGGCGGGCAGCCTGCGGTGCAGCAGCCATGGTCTCCGGGGGCAGGACCTCACCCTCAAGCGTGACCGCACGCTCACCGCTCGGCACAGTGATGTTGCCAGCGGCACGATCTTCGGGGCGCAGGCCCCGAGTTGCACCCCGCATAAGCCCAACTTGCTGGAGTGTCAGCGGGCGGTTGGGATCAATTACCTGCTCGGGGCCCATCGGGGCCACAGGACGCGCACCGATAGTCTCAGCACCCGGGATGTACGGCAACGCAAGTGGTCCAGTTGCGGCTGGGACTTCAGGCTGCGCAGCTGAGGCTTCAGGCTCAACCCCTTGCTGGGTCAGGTCGACCGGCTTGTCAGCCGGGAGTTCTTGCGGGCCGGGCGTGGCGCGTGCGCTGACCACACCACCGACACCACCACCAAGGATGGCACCCGCACCCATAGAGACGAGGATGTCCTCGCCGTATTTCTCCGCGATCATCGGCGCGAGTAGCTTGAGATCGTTGACCGCCAGCGTGCTCCGCACTTCCGGGTCGAAGACCACGGACTCAAGCAGCGTCTGGGTACCTTCCGTCAGGGCTTCAGTGAACCCGATGCGACCAGCGCCAATGGCTGCGTTCTTCAGTGCACCACGAGCGACCTGCCCACCAACCTCGCCTGCCAGTCGGCGGAAGGCAGTGGAGAAGATCATCCCCGGGCCGAACGTATCCAGAAGCGTGTTGGCCACTGCACCGCCGACGATCTCGGTCTTAACCTTCGGGTCGGTTAGGTCGAAGCCGTTGCGCTCCGCCGCGTCGTAGAACGAGGACAGGTGCATGGGGAAGCTGGCACCAGTTGCACCAGCAGTAGCCCCGGCCGTAGCCATGGCAGCACCCGCACCCACAGCACGAAGCCCCGCACCGACAAGACCACCGGTCCCGATGATGGACACCAGAGTGGGGCCACTCTGGATGGAGGCGTCGACGACGCGCTCCCACATGGTGCTGTTCTCGGCGATCAGC